GCGGGATGTATTCGACAGTATATTTATCAATATGATTGACTCGAGCGCCAGCTGCAAAGCTGGCTGCTCTCATCTTGTGACTACAATCATCACATACCAATAATCGTTTACCCTTCATGGGACCGGATAGCACGTTTACTTCATGTTCCAGCCAACGAAGGACATTATCTTCGCAGTCTGGATGAAAACAGCGAGATGGTAAAATGGACCAGATTGCTCTAGTCCAGTTGTGATCCAGGCAATAACATACCCAGTTGTTCATGGATTTTGAGGTCATCCCATTCCTTATTCGTCTATGCTGATGTCAACTGAAATATCAACAGTTGTATTTACATAAATAGGGCTGAATCCCACGTAACCGGTGGTGATAAGTTGATTCCCCTGTTGGTAGGTCCGGGTGTCAATCATCTCTAGATTGCCCGTATTGGGGGATACTATGTATCCAGTTGAAATAGTTATGCGCTTAGGAGCGATCTGAGGACGTTTTAAATGCTCCATATTGATGTATCCGCTCTCCAGGGGCAGTTTTCCCTTTTCGGCGCCATACACGGGCTGTGACAGGACTCCGTTAATAACCCACAGCATAATAAAAAGCAGCAGGAACGATAAGCCCGTCCATAGGGCCATGCAAAGGTTTCTCATAATTGATTTCCTAACCAGGTTTGTACAAGGTCAATTATATCAGGATCACCTGTGGTGAGCACGAAAAGCCAAAAGGCTGTCCAAAGTGCTGTTGTGAGATCCGTGCGTTTCATTTATCTTCTCCTTCGAATTTCCGGGTTGAATCTATAACAATTACCCGAATGATGGTTATCACATACCAAAACCAATAGGCTCCCCATTTCATGGCAATTTAATTTCCTTGATAGAGCGTATGGCGCTACGCGGTATAGTCATAGTGCCCATACCAGAGGGATGCTTGCCAGAAAGGCCAACCACAGCAGGTAAGATCATCAGCATGTCTTTGTCGTATGTATGTACCCAGCCTACAGACTTGCAATGCACATTACCGTCTGGAGTTATATCAGCAAAGAATTGCCATTCTGGTACGGGCTGACTCGCATCCACCCACTCTACATATACGAGCTTATGTTTCCAGCTCATTCCTTTTCTCCTTTCCGTGTTTTGTGTTAGAGCAGCCCAGCGTTTTTCATAGCAAGGTGAGATTCTAATGTTCCTTCATCATGCAGGACATCAAAATCCGTAGCTTCACATAACCGTCTGATAGTGGCTTGGGCATCTTTCAAATCTAGTTGCAATTCTGGGATGCTGATTGTCATCAGGTCGTAGTTTTCTTTTCGCAACTCCGCAACCTTGGCCTTGAGTTGCATAATCTCTACGCCAACTCTATCCCAATACTCTGAACTAAATTTCGATTCCAACTCCGCGACCTTGGCGCGTTCGGCTTTGAGGGCTACGAACAATGCTTCATCGTCGGTAAGTTCGCCTTTGATTGATTCACTCCAGCCGCATTTGCGAAGTTTCTTTTCAATCTCAGCCAGCCTTTCATCCTTCATACGCTTACTCATCAGTGTGTCTCCAGGTATTGAATTAAATGATACGTCCAAAGGCACAGTGCAAGTATTCCACCTATTGTATAACTCCAGTGCCATTCTCTGATAGGTTCATTCTTATCACTCATCAAAATACTCCTGAGTTTACTTTAGGGTGATTTAGTCTAGTATTACTAGACTAATCGGTCTATTTATAAACCTTTATGGGGCTTCTCCTGTGTAAGCCACATAGCAATCGAAACACACACGGTCGTCGAGCACATAATTGCCTGCACCGTCTGGGACATGGATCCCACAGCGATCGCATTGTTCTTCATCGTGGGCTTCTTGTTTCAGTTCCGTGATAGTGGCCCGCAGTTTTTTAATGATCTCCTGTTGATCCCAAAATAATTGTCTGTACTGTTCATATGTTCTTCCACTTCGGTCAATCATGTAAGTTACTCCGCAATTAGTCAGTGTTTAACCCAGCAATTGGGCGATGACATCTTCTGAGTCAGTGGGTGGATTGGCTACCGAGATAACTGGGTGAGCCATTTCCTGGGTAATGGAGCACGGACGGCGGGGTAATTCACGCACCATATGTGCATCCAATAGTTCTTTGGTACGGCCACATACTGAGCTGACTCGTAGGTGCAGAGTTTCAGCTATCTCTGCTCTGGTTAAGCCTTTGGTGCCGAGAAGGTACTGATAGATCCGGCTCCATTGGTTCAGCGCCTTACCGCTGCTGACGTGTTTCCGATAGGCGGTAATGCTGATCTGACGAACGGTCATCCTGGAAACTCGTCAAAGCGAGAATAGTCCGGTTTTTCTCGGACTTCGCCGGTATCCAGGTTCTTTTTAAACATGCCTCCGCGGACTTCTCGCTCACCAAGTCTCGGAGCGAAGGGTATCTTTGGGTCAGGGAGTTCTAAAACTAACTGTTTATCGAACATATCTGGTGTAATCATTTCCGCTCCTTTCATAATCGTTCATGGTGTATACTCCGTATAATCGTTTATTTTAGAGGAAAGTGCAGTGCCAAGAGTAGCACCGAATTCTCGTCTTCAAATCTTGTCTGAAATGTCAGATCGACATGTTATACCTGTTATTGACATTGATCGCCCTGATTTGAAGCAGTTGGCTGTAGAGGCAGCAGCCATTGGGCCACTTACTGCGGGTGGCGCACCGACAGATTATGTGGCTCCAGTTAATGCTTTTCTTTTGGTTGATTCAGCCCCTCTCAACAGCGATTTAACATTTACTGCTGTTGTTGATGGCACTCCTGGTAACAGTCTTACTGTCGCTATTCTACAACCCGTTTCAATTAACCAATTGTTAGGCATCGACTTTGATGGAACAGATGCTATTATCAATTTACCCACGGATGGGGCCGGAAGTCCTATCGCAGTCACTGCAACAGCAATCAAAGCTCTCTGGGATGGCCATATTGTTGTTCTATTCCCATACGCTTTTTTACTCACAACCCAAATAACGGTAGTCGTTGAAAACGATGGTACTGGAGTTGTTGGAGCTGCTGCACAAACCAATCTAGCAGGCGGAGTTAACGAAGTGCTCGGTACTGGTTATGGCACAGCCAAACTTGGTCACTTATATGTAGACAATACAACTCCAGCTGTATATGTAAATGTTGGAACTATCACAGCGCCAGTATGGACGGCTGTATAAGGATTAACTATGGCTCAACATGACGTAATCATTCTTAACGAAGTAGTTCCCCAGTTACAAGAACCTCAAGCAGGGGATTCCTATAGAATGCCCGCCGATGTGGAAATTGTAGGGGATCTTGTCATTTCTGGTCTTGTCGATGGTATCGATGTCGCTGCAGTAGCAGTTATAGCACTAAGTGCTACACAGCCTGGTGACAATCTCTCCACTCTGACTAATGATTCAGGGTTCCAGGCAAATGTTGCTCTAGCTTCCCAGGCAGAGGCCGAAGCTGGGGTTGAAAACACTAAAACCATGACAGCTTTTCGAGTAGCCCAGGCTCTCGCTACGCTTGACCAGGATGTGCTGAACAACTTTGGGGCTATTTCTAATCCTCTGACTACAGATGACTCAAACGGTGGTTATTCTGTTGGCTCGCTATGGGCTAACACAAGTAACGGTAGTGTGTTTGTCTGTCTTGATGCTGCGATAAATATAGCTATCTGGACTGAAGTCACAAATGCATTGTTGGCTTCTCAGGCGGAAGCAGAAGGTGGAACCAATAACACCAAGACTATGACTCCTCTTCGGGTGGCACAAGCCATTGCGGTCTTTAGTTCAGGTCTGTTGAACAAGTATGATGGTGTTGCCGATCCACTGAATACCAATGACGTCAATGATGGGTACTCCGTTGGGTCTATCTGGATGAACCAGAATACCAATGAAGTATTTCGCTGTATCGACAACTCAGCTGCTGCTGCTGTCTGGATCAAGACCTCTCTGACGATTGATGAGCTGGCAACAGTTGCCTTATCAGGCGATTCTGACGATCTCGTTGAAGGTATTGTGCAGCTCTTAATGACAGTTGCAGAGCGTTCTAAGTTAGCCGGTATTGAAGCCGGAGCTACGGCAGACCAGAGTGATGCAGAGATTCGTACTGCGGTAGAAGCTGCTACGGACTCAAATGTATTTACAGATGCTGATCACAGCAAGCTTGATGGCCTTGAAGCCGGAGCTACAGGTGATCAAACAGGGGCTGAGATTAAGATTGCCTACGAGGCAGAAGCCGACACTAACGCTTTTGATGATGCTGCTGTAAGCAAACTTGCAGCAATAGAGGCTTCCGCTACTGCAGATCAAAGTGATGCTGAAATTAAAACGGCCTACGAAAACAATGCAGATACAAATGCATTTTCGGATGCCGAGCAAACAAAACTTACTGGAATTGAAGCGTCCGCTACGGCTGATCAAACTGGCGGGGAAATCAAAATTGCTTATGAGGGCGAAGCAGATACTAATGCCTTCACTGACAGCTATAAAGCTGTACTGGATGAATTGGGTGGTATAACGCTTGCCATTACAGCCTTCGCAGGCGGTGGACAAGTCTCTGCTACGCTATTGACGACCCGCTGGAACCTGGTGGAGACAGTTGCCAGTCCGGGCGATTCAGTGAAGTTGCCAGTAACGACGGGCGCTAAAATGGTAGTGGTCAAGAATACCGGAGCAAGTGCATGTGATGTATTTCCTCAATCGGGTGTTTCGATCAATAAGCTCTCAGCCGATGTTGCTTTGTCGGTGGCTGCAGATTCTACAACCTGGTTCTATTCAACCAGCGCAACACAGTGGGAGTCTCTGTGAGCTACACCACTGTAAAACGATCTGATGGCAGCTCGGTTATCGTGAGTAACCTAGCAAAAGATAGCGGCGGTGGAAGTCACACTGTTGCAGATGATGCACTAAACTCAGCAGGTAACCCTGTTGCCATCTTTACAGCGAGCGTGAATGTGAATCCAGTGAAGATCATTCAGTTCCAATTAAACGATAGACGGGTGTTTGAATTATGAGCCAAGACATATTTGAGTCAGAGAAGCGGCTTGCCGACGTGGTGGACTTCTACATTGACTGCGGCATTGAGTTTGCACTCACGGATCCAGCCGATCAAATCAATACAGCTACTTGGGCGGTAGAGCGTGGGAATGTTGTCGTTGATTCCTACAGAGTCGAAGGTACCGACCAGGCAATCGCTAGGATTTCTGGTGGGACTACGCTCTATAGTTGGCACAGTGTCCGGGCTACAATTACATGTGTCTCTGGACAAGTGTACACTCCTTTGATTAGAATACAGCTTGTGAAGTAACTCCTCGGTCTGCTGTCTATTGACGGTGGTTCTTAATCCCCGGCTAATACCGGGGATTTTTTTATCTCACTTTTTATCTCATCTTTTGTGTTACATATCCTTAGATAAAAGTTGATAGATGCTATGATTTGTAACTTCCATACCATCTCGGCTCTCGATGTCTTCTAGCGCTTTATTCCAAGCTTCATCTTTATCGTTGGCCGGATAAGCCTGTGCCAGGGTAATGACAACTTGAAATATTTTCTGTTGTCCAACCTTTGCAGGCGTAGGCAGAGTCTCGGCTGGAGCGGCAGCGGAAGCCGAAGACGGCGCCGGAGCCTGCTGTAAGTAATCAAGAAGATCATTCAGTAAGCCTTCGTATTCACTGAAGCAGCTGCTCTTTCTATTTGGACTCAATATTGCAACGAGCCTGGTCTGTAACTCAGACAGTGTTTTCATTCGGGTGCCTTTAGCATCTCCGGTGTAATGGATAGTCTTGCAACCTCTCCGTATGCCCGGTGATATGTGATGACTTTAGCAGAGCGGCCGGACATCCAGCCTCCTCGGGAAGCGTAAGCATCTGGGCTGGCAAGAGTACGGTGCTGCTCTAAGATCATAAGGTTGGTTTCCAGGGCCTTGTCGTGATGCAAGTGGCCCATATGTGCGTAAGAAAAGTCTGTGCGACCGAAGATTTCCCGGTATTTAGCCACAAACACGTCGTCGAGGCTTGTCATCTTCCGCTTATGACCGTGATGGAAGAATAGTGAGGTCTTGCCCCACTCAAAGCAGTAATAGGGATGTACAGTAGTGTCTACAGTGACACGTGGATCATTGGCATAATGCCAGTCATAAACTTCTGTGAGCCAGCCAGAGCTGTCTGTGTCGTGATTACCTTCAGCCATTATCATGTGAACCTGTTTATGCTTCTTCAGCATCATTTCAACGATCTGAGGTATCAAACGAATAGCTACTCGTTGGAGCATCCGACGGCGTGTGTCGCTGTCTAATAGATGTCCACCTGCTGGTGTAATGGATTCGAGGCCATCAAAGTGGAGGAAGTCCCCTAGTTGCCCCAGAATGCCGACTTCAGCATCCGGAGAGGTTCGTATGGCTTCTGCGAACCAAGCCAGCAAGAGTGAACTAGCGATCGTCATATCCCAGTCTGCTCCAGTCTCTTCACCCCAGGCATACATACCCAAGTGGTAGTCTGTGACGAGATAGAGATTAACTAGGTCGGCGTTTACATCTGTTGGTCTGCTCTTGCTTGGTTTAAGTTGGGGGACTTCCTCTTTCAGTGCATTCACCATTTCTCTCATGGCTTCAGCGATGTGCTCAGCATTACGCTGAGTTTTAACCCACTGTGAGACGATGTTGCCGTCTTTGTTATACAGTGTGGAGGTTCCTCTACAACCAAATGGTTCTGCGACCACTTTGGTCATATCATGTTCTGGTGCGTATCCTTGTATAGCGGCTTTATTCCTCAAAGCTGATATACCGCGGGTTAATGTCCGGGTATTTATGTCCAGCGACAATGCCGCTTTATCTAAAGTACCTTGACTATTTATAGCATCCAAGTATTCAGCCTGGCGCAAAGTAGCAAAATCATAAAGCTTCTTGTCTATCATACTGGTGGTGCTCCCTTTATAGGAACCACTTCACCGGGAGATCGTTACCCTCTGTAAAATAATCCACGAAATGACAAAGCATCATGGCATTACAGACCAAGTGAGCACCGTGGTGCTGACCCGACTCCTGGTCGTAGTGTTCCCCTTCATGTAGCCACATAATGTGACGCATATAACAAGCCAACACAGCGGACCAGGGCATGCCCTTCATCCAATTAAATGCGGCGTATTTGCTTTCTCCGTGTTCCCACACGCGAATTACTTCTTCGAATGATAATCTAACGTATCCTGCATGTCTGTCTACTAAATAAGCCATTGACCATTTAAGTAGGTCATAGGTGGATTGATGAGTTCCCTCCATTTGTAGCCAAGCAACCTTATCTACCAGATCATTGAGCGTAATGGTGGTATTTTCATCCCACTCCATAACTGCATTACAATTCATTAACCAGCAGACTTGCTGTATAGGCATTAAGGACCAATTAGGCTTACCTTCATTAAGGCGAGCGCCCGATCCCTTATCTTGGCTATTTATATCGCCAATTCCTGAATTCATTACGGGGTCTCCTCGGTATTATGTAGTTTAAAGCCTTGCGATAATTGACACAAGTACTAGAAAAATAACGATAACTCTAATTCTGTTATCGTTAAACAACAATGTTCTGTGAATTAGTGTGCCCTGGAGCTGTTCATACCATCGGTACAAGGGTGTTGAGTCTGTTCAATGGCCCAGTTATAGGCCCATGTAACCACTTCCCGCATGAATACGGAGTAATCGAAGTCCTTAATTATGTGAACATATCCTGTTTCATTAAGCCAGGGAAAGAAGTCTTGTAGTAACCTGTTGTTAAGGCATCTAATGCACTCAAAGCGCTGGTGCATAACCAACACAGTAGCAATAGCATCCATCATATGGAGCTGAGCAGATTGCATGACTTGTTCAAAGTTTTCATCTAGTTTGTAAACAATGTCTGCCCGGATGGCCATGCTAATAGGCCGTCTTTCACCTGGTATTTCTGGGTGTCCCATAATGTTTCCTTTATCACAAAACGTGATATTAAATTTGTCACCCCGTAGTAGGCACGGCCGGGATAACGCCGCTATCTTCACCACAAGTGCCCAGGGAAAAACCATTTACCCTAGTGTGGAGTAGCCTATGAATCAAATAATAAGGCTTTTTTTATATCTACTGCACCCCCTGCAGGTTAAACGGGCGAGGTGGTAGAAACAGGAATAAACTTAGCTCACGCTTCTCTCTTGTAGCGTGAGTACCTTAATCGGGATGTAAGCTGGGCTGACCCGATCAGCCTGTACACTTGTGCTCCAGATTACTAGGATCCACCGGCAGTGATGTGCCTGAATTCGATCCTTCGCTGAAGATTGTAGCAGCTTACATAGTCGTGAGGCCTTGGTTACTCGGAAAGCCCATTACTGGGGACTGTTTCACCCTTCCAGGTATTTATGCAATGCCGACCTCCCACATGCGGCGTCTGACATTCCCTGTTCTAGAATAGAGAATGGCAGCTGATAGCCCCTTATTTAAGTAATACCCATGACCTGGACCATCGCTGATACGTCTATCTTGATGCGGTCATGGGGTTTTATTTCAAATGTTTACGCTGATTCATTACGTGTTCTGCCCAGCCTTCAGGGAAATGCATATTAGCATCAATACCAATTTGTACCAATTCTTCGTACGTTTTGGCTCCTGCTCGTTTGAGTTCGAACGCTGTTTTATTTTTTACGACCCGGTCTGCGTGTGCGCCTACACCAGACGGGATTCTGAGTGCAGCAATAGTCATGGGGATTCTCCTTAAAATAGGTGCAGGGCCTTTCACCCTGCTCGGCAATCTGGTAACGAGGGAGCTGATCCTCGGAGGCTTACGCTACTAGGCGCAGTGGCTCATAATAGTCATCGTTTGCGACTATGGTTTTTGACTGATTAAGGAGAGTCACTCCTGATCGTCCGAGTTTACGTCCCCACCATGTCGAAACCAGTGCAGCCCCAGCAGATGTTCTCAAATTAACTTCAATCGTTGCGAATCTGAGAACATTTGGTGGAGCTGGCGGGAATCGAACCCGCGTCCATAGAGCTTTCGCTCTCATCATACGATCATACCTTTTGCTGGCGAAACGCCAGTCAACTTTTCGTTGCCAAACGAAACTATCTACAACAGCCGTCACAGCCGTGTGTTGTGTCTGGGTCGATCTCATCAGGATCGGGATGGCCTACTCCATGTGGGCAGATGCGTTCCATGATGCGGCGATCTGATCTCCAATGTTGCGGGAAGTGTCTCATATTATGATCAGATCTATTGTGAATAGTGCAGGGCTGTCCCTTGCACTGTTCTTCTGAATGCACATTGGAAACAGAAATGTCAGTGTGCTCTAAAAAATGTTTCATGATTTCACCTCTTTTTTGTAAAAGTCGAGGTCTTTAAATTCTTTGACAAAGTCAGCATACTCGATAAGTTCTACGAGGTCTGGGTGAGCTTCTTTGAGCTGTTTCCAGATGCCTGCACTATTCATCCGTATCATTTCGGATCCTTTACGGCACTTGTAAACACTGCCAGAATAGCCATGAAATAGTATGTGGTTGCCTTCTTCTTCCACTTTAACAATGCCAGAATTCATTCGCCAAGCATCTCCATCCAAGTATCCGCCACTCCACCCTGCTAAAATTTTGTACATGGTTTCTTTAGGGTGTTTAATCTTAATAATTACCCAATTGTCAGGTGTTTCCATATCAATTCTCCGTGTTATTTGAGGAAATGCAACTTAGCCATCATACCATCAAGGGTTAACTCGAGTTTCCGTGTAGCCCCGCTAGGATACTGCAGGAATAATAGTAAAGTGTCTGGGTTAATCTTTCTTTGGATGTCGAGGACATACATTACGCTGAATATCTGAACTTGAATATTCTGTATCCCAATGTACGCTGAGACGTTCTCAAAGATTCTATTCATGGCATCTACGACACAGTCGTTAGACTCAGGATGTGCAATCATTACTAAGGCTTCTGGGGCTTCGTCACCGCTATGAAGCATCTCTAACTTTTCACTCAACAGATCCGTTATCAGGTTGATTGACAGTTTCGTTGTCATTTTCATTCTCGGTAGCAGTAGTGAAGGGTTCAAGTTTCTTACGCATATTAACAATTCGTGTGACGTGATTCTGATACTCAGTTGTCACGGCTTTCGAAGTGTTCAGTAAGGTCTTCAGCATTGTCTGTTGAGAGAGTAAAAATACTTGCATGTTGCCGAGCAGTTTTGCCTGGTCTTGTAAGAGTTGAAGCAATGGTGTTAATTCATTCTGGTTTTTCTGCGTCATTTTCTAATTCCTCATTTACAACTCGAGTAAAGAAATAAAGGCCCCACAAGGCCAGGAACGTGCCAATAATTGCAGCGGCAATATGGGCGGCTAACCATAACGTCCATATAATTGCTGTAGCTACTATCAACTTAATGAAATCAGACATATTCCTGGCTCCGTGGGGTAAGTGTTACGAGTCCTCTGACTCGTCTTCACCGAACTTGAACGGAACCGCAGGATCTTCGCCTGCGACAGTTTCTGGCTCTGCTTCTGCTTCCGAAGTCACATTGGGGGGGTTATGTACTGTGACTATTTCAATTTCGGCTCGGTGACCATTGTCACCACGACCGGCGATTAATTGAATCTCAAATGTTCGATTATTGAGATCCGGCATGTGACTAATCAGGTGATCCTGAATAATCTCTTTCAGTTCATGCTCTTCAAGATGAATCTTCATTCACTTCTCCGTGTTGTTCACGACATTTGAAGCAACATTGGTTTCTTCTTACGTCGATCAGTTCTTGTTGTGTACGGCTCTCTTCAGTTCCGCAGGAGCATAAACACCGATACCAATGCTGAGGCTTTGCCATGATGTGATTGTTCCGTTTGTTCACGTCTGAGTGGCCCATGTGTCGAAGGACGTTAAAGTCCCCTATCACAGATCCTTCTGCGAACTTAGGATCACCCAAGGCTTGCGCTGTTTTCTTATGGAACCTGGAGCGCAATTTCTTTCTGCTTGGATAACGGCTCATTTTATTCTCCTTGAGATAGCATGAAGAGGTAGTGCGCGAGCATTAAAGCATCGGCTCTACCGTCCATGAGTCCTCCTTTAGGACCGTGTAAGACTGCATTGGGGTACAACTCAAGAGCTACCTCAGCAACTACTGGCTTGATGTCTTTACCAACTTTCCTTTCTGTCACGCCAGTGACCTTTTGCCAAATCTTAGGTTGGACTCTTTCGAGTTCCACGTTATAAGGATCCAATAGGATCTCAAGCATTGTACTGGCGCTGCCGCAGTTCCAGCCGAAGCTGAAATTGCTTTTAGCGGACATACCATAAAGACTATGAACTTCTTCAATGGCTGCACGTGCTATGAGATCCATGTGATCCCCAAGGATGGCTTTGTAAATAACTCCAGAGGGGATTTTCCCCCCTGGAGCTGGTCCGAATCTTGCGATTCGTTTGCTGGGATCAAGGAGACAGATTGCCCCCTTTGCACCCGGGTCACAGCCTAAAAAGAGAGCCACTAGCTAAAGAGACTACCTGTATCGGTTGCTGGTGCATCCGGCAGGGAGTCATCAGTGGTGCCAGCGACGTTAGGATCATAGTCATCCTGTATGTAGTCACTGTCGTACTTGTCAGACCAGCGTTTGTGAAACTTGGCCTCTTTAGCGTTGGCATCCTTTTCAGTTACTGTGTAGCCATCCGGATAGAACACTTTATCGATCTCGTTAAAGGTCCGTTCATCCTTGCTGGGTACATAGTTGCCAGAGCCATCATTGACCCTCTTATTTTCCCGGATCTTCAGCAAGCCAAGTAAGATTGGCTGACCGATTATCTGGGTTAAAGCGGGAACCTTTGTTGGCTTTTCAGCAGACGCTTCATAGTCCCAAAGGTTGATGGTTTTTTCTTCGGCCGAAAGTTCAGCCATCGGCTTACCAGTAGTAATGCGGGCAATTTGATCAGCCAATTGCATGCCAGGCAGAAGAAATTTCTTCCCGGCTTGATTGACGTAAAAGTTCTTATTGCCTTTGGCATCGCCGGATGTAACCCACAGAGTTTGGCGAATGACAGTTTTGTCAGTAGCCAACTTCAAGTGGAGATTCAGGCTCATGGCGCCACCTTTGGACTTGCCCAAATATGCCATATCAATGGTACATGGGGTCAAGCCAGTAGGTTTTGTGAACCCACCGCCAAGTGTGTCGGTATTGCCTTTTTCAACGTCGTCGTTGATTGCGAGTTGATTAATACTCATACTTATTTCCTCGTATTGCTGTTACAGAGTGATCACTCCTCGCGGAGTTCGAATGACCCGTCGGAGACGGGGTGCCCAGGCTGTAGAATTTCAATATCATCGTTATAGTCCGGGCAATAGGGTTCACCGTAGCCTTCATCTTCGTCCCACTTGATTTCGAAGTTGGAACGAGCCGCATTCCAGGCCTTATGTTCGGCTTCGTCTGGATTATCAGCTGTTACGATTATGTCTACAGATTGAGATGTATCACGTACCATACGTACACGATATTTATTCATCAGTATCACCACGGTAATACTCATGTAGGCGATTCAGAATGTGTGTTGCATCGTTGTCAATGAAGGTTTCTTTCCTGTCCCACATTCCTAGTGGTCCACGTATACGTTCGTGAACCGTTTCCCTGGTCAGTTTGGTTTGGAAAACATGCTTGTACTGAAGAATCTCTTCTTCTTCGGTAAAGGTGAGCAAGTCACTCTTGTATCCATCCAAAGAGGCAATAGCCATTTTCTTACAGGCAATGACATTACAGAACCAGGCTTCAATGCCCTCGTTCATTACACTACCTTTGATCTTGACTAGAGTCTCCATGACTCCTTCATTTTCGTTCAGCACGTCCATTGTGTGAGCCAGCATGATGATGTTCTTACTGGAATTGGCTACTGCATCTTGCATTAGATCCTTCTTCCAGAATTCAGCATACTTGCCCCAGGCTTGCATTTTATTCTTGGCTGTATTGACCAAGGTATTTTCATACATACCCATAAGAAACGTCACAGTATCAATTACAATTGTATTGATATTGGAGTGATCCTCGGACTGCTTGATAATAGCCGGGACCTGTCTTGGATCCGTGATTACCTGTTGTTTGAACTTCGAAGCAAAGGGCAGCTTCTTGTTGGTCTCACAATTCAGGTATATGACTCCTTTTTGATCTGGTAGATTGCGTAAGCTTGCAGTCTTACCAGTACCTGATTTGCCTGCGATTAAAACAAGATTGTTATTATCTGTCATTTACTATTCCTCGCTGCGATCCGTTTACTGACGGTGATTAATATAGTTCGGTGAATCTCTCCTTCTTCCAGCGGATCAGGTAATTTGGAATTCAATTCCAGTACCTTGCTGGTAATAACGTCGAGATCGTGACCCATATCAACCATTGTGAAGGCATGCCGGGCGAGAGTGTGATTGCGATTACCGTCTTCAGCCTGGTTAAGTGCCCAGCGCTCAAGATTCGACAGATTGGTCTGTCCGGCAAACAATTTCCTCTGGTCTTCTGCCTTTTTCGTTTTAGGTACAAACTGCAATGCATCTAACAATTCACCACTATTATACCAGTAATTTCCTTTGAAAGTCATCCACTTACGGCATCTATCGATGGTTCCAGTGTCCACAGCAAAGGGTAACCAGTCATAAATATTTCGCATAAATCCGCGGTAGTCTTTCGCATCCAATTCCACAATATGAGACAGTGGCATGATGATTCGGTACCGGTTTTCCAACTCGGTATGTCGCTTGGTTGTATGCATTAGCCAGGTGAAATCTTTGAGCAGGACTTTTGCCCGATCAATATCGATAGAGCCTTCTACGTCCAGGACAACCATATTGCAGCCGGGAATGACATGTTCTTCATTGCGATAGCCTTGTCTCAATTTGTGATTGCACCAATGTAGTCCAGGCTTTTGAACCATTTGAAATAGCTTCAGGAATGGTGCGTCGAATGACGTATAGCCCTCAGCTAGTCGATTGGATACTGAACCTCCGAGTTTCTTGAGATCAGTCTCCTGGACTTTTTTGCCGGAGAAGAATTGAATGCCATCAGATATTTCTGTCTTGATGTACATTCCGTTCTTGTATCCGTGTGCAATAGCTTGAGTCATCATCTCTCGGCGGAATTGCTCACTGCCTTTGTAGAATGGCAGATCCTCGATTAGATCAGGCTGAGTCAGTTCCTTACCGATTGTACAGATGTAATTTGCCAGTTTGACGAACGGTCGATCACGGTTCAGTATTTGGTTAAATGCTTCACCGGATGTCTCGGCCATTGCAATTGCCTGGTCAAGATGGTCATCTCCAATATAAGTGGCCCGCTCAATATAAGCATAGACCGCAGCCAGTTTTGCTACTTTGAAATATCGGTGAGAGATTTCACTCTTCCGGGTTTCTTCAAATTCAGACATTGAATCTGCCTGATCCTGACAAGCAATACGATAAGCGTACAGTTTCAGCAAAGTATCCTGGCGCATCTTCAATTTCTGATTGAAGGCAGTTGGGTCGGCCAACTGACGGAATCTATCATTCAGTTGAGAGAGATACAGACTGGACTTGGGATCATGATAAATGTTGTACATGTCCTGGGGAGTCTGATGCTGTTGTGCCTGCCGAGTACGAGAAAAGCCAAAGAAGCAGCGACGGCCGTAACCGGTCTCTTGCATGGCTATAAACTCGTCTTCTGTCCTAGAGCCGTCTAACAGTTTCGTTGGAGTACCGAACAAGAGCATATTGGTAGGCGTTGATCCGAAGAGATCTTCAGAGCGTACGTTGTCCCGGGTATTCTTGATCAGTTTCTGTTTGATCTTGCCAGTATCGAACAGTTCCAGGTAATTATTTAGAACTTCTACATTACCTGTGAGGTTGGACCCAATTTCATCCATTTCAAGATTCATGGATCCGGCGCCAGCCATCAGCAGTTTGGTACGCATTTGTTTAATAGCTGCGCTGGTGCCAGAGTCAAAACTGAATAGCAGTACACCTTGTTCTTCGAACTCAAGGCGGGTCCTGGTTAACACTTCCTCTGGATCCTCTCCGTCACGGTTGGCTCGACGAACAGCAATTTGCTTTAATCGTTGATCAGCCTGCAGCGGGAAAGTTTCTTCCAGGAAGCGTTTACGAAAGCCTGAGATCACTTCCTCTTCCATGATATGGATCGAATGGCCTTTGCCTGATCCAGATGGAGCCAGGTTAATGCCATACATGTTTACAGGGATCAATTGATCGTCTGCAATTTGTACATACGTTCTCATCATGCTGGCGATCTTAGAGAAAAAATAAGACACTACCAGCCGGAAGAACATAGGATTTTGGTTTTGAGTCTTCTTACGAAGAATATCTACCACCTTTTCCATTGTTGGATTAAATGGCAGTCCTTGATATTTTTCCAGGTGATTCATATTTCAGACTCCACGGT